CCAACTATAGAAATTTATAAAAAACATTTTGGATCATACACAGCTGCATGTCAGGAAGCTGGTGTGAAGCCTATGTATGGCTCACCTTTGCCTGATGTATGGAAAAATAAAATAGATGATGTAGAAATATTTATTGATACCCGCGAACAACAGCCGTTGCAGTTCAATAAATCGCAATCCTTAAAGCTTGACTTTGGTGATTATGCTGTAGGTCAGGATGACTATGATTATACTTATGTCGACCGCAAGGGAGAGCAGGATTTTAAATCAACATTAAGTAAAAATAATTTAGAAAGATTTGAATATGAATTACAGCGAACAAAAGAGTTTGATAGTTATTTATTTATTGTTACAGAAAGTCCAATTTGGCAAATAAAAAAGAATAATAGATGGGGCGCTCACAAATCTAACTTAAGTTATATTTATCATAATATGAGGGTTCTGAACCATAAGTTTGCTGGGCATTGTCAATTTATATTTACTAAGGATAGAGAGCATAGTCAAAATATTATTCCTAAGCTATTGGTTTTAGGCAGAAAGCTTTGGAATGTGGACTTACAATATTATATAGATAAGGATTTAATCTAATGGCGTGGGAAACAGGCAAGCAATTATCTCGCAAAGACGGGAAAGATTTTAACGAAGAGCTTTTGAAAATAGAAGGCTTCCTGGAAGAAAAGGACGCCAAGCTTTTACTATACAAATTTTTAAGAGAAAACATTACGTTTACCGCTGACTTAATCAGCGGAGTAAAGCTTTTCCCTTTTCAGCATATGGCCATTAACGCAATGTTTAACACTGATTACTTCATGGGTGTTTGGAGTCGGGGAATGAGTAAATCATTCACCACTGCAATTTATGCATATCTCGACGCTATATTAAATCAAGGGGTAGAAATAGGTATTCTTTCGAAATCTTTTCGTCAGGCAAAAATGATATTTAAAAAAATTGAGGATATTGCGTCGAAGCCTGGCGCTACATATTTATCTCAATGTATCACTCATAAATCAAAAAGTAATGATGAATGGCTGCTTGAAATTGGATCAAGCAGAATTAGAGCTTTGCCTCTGGGTGATGGTGAAAAGCTGCGGGGATTTCGTTTTCATAGGATCATTATTGACGAGTTCGCTCTAATGCCTGAAAGAATTTACAATGAGGTTATTATACCTTTCCTTAGTGTTGTAGAAAATCCAACTCAAAGAGAGGAGTTATATAATCTTGAGACAGATTTAATTCAGAAAGGAGAAATGACCGAAGAAGAGCGTCATATATGGCCAAACAATAAATTGATTGCTCTATCTTCTGCGAGTTATAAATTTGAATACATGTATAAAGCATATGAGCAGTTCGAGGAATTGATTATGCAGGGAAGCACCAAACAATCTGATGCTCATAGAATTATTATGCAATTCAGTTATGATTGCGCTCCAAAGCAGCTATATGACAAGAATTTGATTGATCAAGCAAAATCAACAATGAGTCAAAGTCAGTTTGATAGGGAGTTTGGTTCTATATTTACGGATGATAGTAGTGGGTATTTCAAGACATCGAAGATGGCCGCCTGCACCTTAAGAGATGGAGAGAGCCCAAATATTGAGGTCGTTGGAGAGGTGGACGCAAAATACATCCTAGCGTTTGACCCAAGTTGGGCCGAAAGTGAAAGTAGTGACGATTTTGCAATGATGGTCATAAAGTTAAATGACGAAAAGAAAGTTGGCACTGTGGTTCACAGTTACGCATTATCTGGCGCAAATTTAAAACAACATATATTTTATTTTCATTATTTATTAACTCATTTTAATATTGTATCTATTATTGGCGACTACAATGGAGGAGTTCAGTTTATTAATGCTTGTAATGAAAGTTCATTATTTAAAAAGAATAAAATTAATATTGGATGCTTAAGTACCAACTTTGATGATCTAGAACATTATCAGCAAAAACTAATAGAAGGAAAAAGAGAATATAGTTTAGAGACAAAAAATATTTGTTATTTACGTAAGC